ACTTGGTATCGTAGGTGTGTTTGAAAAATTATCATAATCTAGGTAATAAGATGCAGCTTGACTGTTTAACTGAGTTGCATTTGAGGCAGTTCCCGTGACATCTCCCGTCAAGTCTCCAACAAAACTACTTGAGGTGGTTACGCCTGTCGCAAATATATCACCATCAGGACTAAGAGTAACACCTGATCCAATCAAAGTGTCATTTCTAAATGTTGCAATACCAGTGACATCCAAGATACCAGTTCTTACATTTGCAGTTGAAGCAGAACCAATATTTGTTAGTTGTGAACCATCACCAACAAAGGATGTTGCAGTGATGACACCAACACTCATACCAAGGACAGAAGTATTTCCTAGTCCTAAAGTATCATCTAAATTTTGTGATCCAGCACCACCAGAACCACCTACAAATTTACCACTTGATGCATCATACTTAAGAAATCTACCATCTACCTTTGCACTATCCTCATCAACATCATCAAGTTTTAACAGATTAACTTCACCAGATCCTGGCCCGTGTGCAAGAACTTTGTATAGAATATCTCTTACTTGTTTAATCTCTGTCTTGAGTTTATCTAAACTTAGTTCATCTGAATTTTCAATCTCTTCCTTAATATTTGTCTCTTCAATAAACTTGATTGCCTGTGCAACTGTATCACTTATCTCTGGTGTCTTAATTGGTTCTGGTTTGATGATATCTATGATTTCAACTGTCTCGTTATCATCAGCGTCCTCTAAAGTTGTGACATCAAAATCCTCAGGCACACCTACAGTAACAGCTGGTTCTGTGATGTCCTTAACTTCTTTTGGATTCTCAATCACATCTATGATTGAATCCAGTTGTTCAATTAATTTTTCTTCGTTCTTCTTTTGTTTTTTCTGATCTTCTTTCGCTTCCTTGATTCCACTAACAAGACTCGAAGTTAGATCATCAAGATTGATGTCGGCTTCCTTGAGGAGATTATCAAACTCTTCCTCTTTTTCTTTCTTTGCCTTTCCAAGAAGGTTAAAAAATTCTGATAGGTCTGAAGGTTTCATTTATCATCTTTATTTTGATTCTTGATTAACTTTGATAACTCTGCTGTTGATCCTACAAATAATGCGTTTGTAACATTTGTAGGGCCTTTGTTTGGATCTTGTTCAAGATCTTTCATCTTCTGTTGTAAATCAATCAATTTGTCTGTGGTGTCTGCGACTGCTTTGATTGTAGTTGCAGCGACTTCATATGCTCTTGCGGAATCTGATTCCTGAGCTAATTCTAGTATACCATTGACTGCCTCCTGTCCCTTCTCAACAAGAGAATATAAATTTGCACGACTGTATTCATAATCTTTTTCAGAATCATTTTGGTCACTCTTTTTAAGTTGATTCTTTCGAGGTTCAATCTTATTGTCTTCAACAACCTCTGTGTCAACGTTAAGTGCGTCCTCGATTGAATCAAAATTTTTCATAACTCTCCTAGATGTCTATACCCTGAGATGGACTTGATGTTCTACCATCACTAAAGAATGATGTCATTTCATCAAATCCAAAGTCATCACCAAACTCAATGGCTGCATTATCAACCGCACTTAGGACACCAATCTTAGCGTTATGTTCGTGTTTAGCAGCAATTGTATTATCGTGACCACGGAATACAGTTACATTCTGTCCACTAATACTTCTGATAAGCATGATCTCAGTATCAATAATAATTCGATCATTAGAACTTAAATCCGTAGTAGCACTTACCTTGAAGGTTGTGACCTTCTCAGATATTGCACCATCAACAACTGTTGCCTGATCATCATCATAATTTTTCTTCGCAGTTGGTGTTGCACTGTATCGAATATTACGTTTTGCAGTTCTAAAGTCTGCACCAGCATAGTAATCAACATCAACTTTCTTGATGAGGCCTTCTGGATTATCTGCAACAGGGCCAAAGAGGTAAGTTTTTGCAGTGAATGATAACGTATAAATTAATATTCTACGAGAATCAAATCCACCTTCATATTGATCACTATAATTAATACTTTCTAAAACTATTGGAATATCTTTCTTTTCACCGATTGAACTTATTAGATTTACAGTAATATTAAATGATGGTTGAAAATAAGGAATAATTTGTTCCAGTATTTGTAATGCATCATCACTCAACTTAGCCATAATACTAAGTTCAAATCCAATATTATATGGAACAGGCATATAAACTTTCTTTACATTTGTTCCACTTTTTGCAAGAAAAGTTTGTGCAATTCCAGTCTTACGAGTTGGATCATATTGTATCCCTCCCATCTCAAAAGACAATCGAGGAAGAGTTATTGCTGTCTCTCTGTCTAAATCTGGTTGTTGTTGAATTCTTGCCAAGAATTTTTGCATTGGCCCGTAAGCCAATGGCACTTTCATGACACTAAAATTTGTTCCACTCGCATCCTTGTGTCGAATGTTAATATTATTAAAGAGAGTTCCGAAACCGATAACTGTCTTTCTTAATATTTCATGATAGAAGTAAGTCCCTAACATATCAATGCTTTCTAACTATTTAGAAGGTTCCGAAAGGATTGCCCTCAGAGAAATCTAAAATGGCATCAGCCTCTGTTTCAAAATCTGCGTTATCGTTATATTGATCTGCCTTATATTGTGAATTTGGGTAATCATTAGGAGTATCATAATCTACAGATAGTATAACATATTCTGCACCAGATTCAAGTCCTTTGATCTTTTCACCGACTTGGAATTGCATTGCAGTAAGCATACTGACATCAAGAGTTCTAGACCCTGCATCCCACACTTTAACTCTTGCAGTCTCAGCAGAACTTGAAGAAACTTGAACTGTCTCATTAAATACATAATCTCCATTTCCAATGGTTGTCGCAGCACCGATTGTAATTGTTGGTGCAACGGTATATCCAGCACCAGCATTACTAATTCTTACTGATCTTATTGTTCCACCAACCATAACTGCCTCAGCAGTTGCATCTGTTCCTCCTGATGGTGCGGTAGTAATTGCAACATTTGGTGTTGTGGTGTAACCTGATCCACCAGATGTAATTGTAACGATACCTACAGAACCTAAAGAAGTGATGCCAGCAGTCGCTATACCAGCGCCTGGCACGGTTACAGTGGGTATTCCGATGTATCCACTGCCAGGATTGATTAAAAGAATTCTGTCAATAGATTTTGCAGTTCCGATACCAGATCGAGATGTCATGATTGCAACTGCGGTTGCATCTACGCCAGGTGATGTGCTAATTGAAACTGTGGGTGCAGCTACATATCCGTAACCATCATTCTGTAAAAATATTTGTTGAACAGCACCAAAGTTTAAAGTTGTATTTGCTGTTGCATCACTACCAACACCAGATAAAATTAATCTTGCAATATAACCTTCTGTTTGAACAACTTTATCAATTGCATTGACATTGGTGTCAATAACTTCATCCTCATATTCAAAGAGTTCACATTGTAATTGATAGACGTAATTTTTTTGTAGTTGGTAAAATGGTCTCTCATGTTCTACAAACTTAATCTCAAACATTCTTTTTCCTAACGGAAAGAATATTAAATCCCCTTCTTTAGGTCGATTTGATAATTCATAATCATCTTCTTGTTGTTCTAAAAATGGTGCAACTGCTTCCTCAAATCTTTCTTTTGATATTACAAATGTCGCTTCATCAGTCACTCGAACACCAAATTTTGTAAGTATATCTCCTTGTCCAGCATATCCATCAATATTCATTAAATATGCTTCAAGAGGAAATGCCTGATCAAAACGAGACTCAGTTACTTCTTTCATGATAGTTCTAGAAGTAACTAACTTACGAGGAATATAATGACACTCGATGCCATACATCCTTAGTTGTTCGTTAACTAAGTCTTGAACTAAACCTTGCTCTCCTTTTGAGCCTTGTAGAAAAAACGGATTTAACATTATCCAATCATATCAAGTGGAGGCATTTCATAATCGCTTGCCATCTTGGATCTTATTTCAGCCAACTCGGCAACACCATCATCATATATCTGACGACCATTTAATTGAATACCGCCAGGTAATTGAACACCTTGAAACTTGATTAGATTTTGTCCCCATTGTCTTTTACATAGTGCTGTAAAATATCTCTTTAAGAACTGATCATTATACACTTTTGTAAAATCATCTGGATCTAAGATTCGGAAACAATCAATTACAAAATAATCATCCTTGTTTATTTGTGCCCAATCAACATCAATATAAAGACGATCCTGACGAATGTTAAATCGGTATCTTACGTCTGGATTTAATAAGAAAGTGATGTCCTCAAGTTTGGTTTGAACCATCGCATATTGAAGGAGATCAATTGATCCAAAAGCATATAAATCATTTAAGAATAACTGATAACGAATGTTGAACAAACCATCATAAACAGTATCTGATCTAACTTTAAATATCTGATTGACTCCGATCACAGATGGAGGCATTTGTATGTAATTATTATTCTCTTCTATATTAAAGGTTGTTGATAATCCAACTGTTGAAGTTGTGGTTGTTGTTGTAATTCCTAAAGTTGAATCTCCTCCTCTCGCTTGTCCTCTATCAATATCATCTTGCGTAATTTTATATTTAAGATACATTCTAGCGATACCGTCATAATGTCTCTCTTGATATATTTGGATAGCATCGTCTAACAGATCTTGAAACTGTTCATCTGCAACATTAATCTCTAAGACAGGAAAACCCAACTGTCTCTTTGCGTAATCTATTAAACCTTCTCTTGAAGTTGGTTGAGCCATTCTTCACCTCTAAGTTGAAATACCTGTTCTTACAAGCACGTTACCTTCTATTATTTTAAAGAAAGTAGAACCAGAACTTACGTTGACATCATATAGATATCTACCTTCAGATAAACTCCTAGTAACAGTTGAACCCATCGAAAGAGTTACCCTTCCATTTGAGTCACCAAGAGTCACGCCAAAAGTATTTGCAGTTCCAATCGCAGATTTCTTTATATTGCTTCTTCCTGTATAGTTAGAAAAATCTATACTCGAACCAGCAGAAGTTTTTACTGTAAATGTGGTGTTAAAATCAGCACCAGAAAATATGGTAAGATTTACACCCATTGGAACGGCAACATCTGGATCAAATGTGATTACCTGTTGTGCCATTTTTCTAATTATTTAGTTTTTGAACAAGAGTAGATAAAAGACCCTTAATTTCACCAAGTTCACCCTTCACATTATCAAGATCCTCTTTCATTTTGTTTAATTCATTATCTTTAGAATCAAGAGCTTTTTTACGAGACATATAAGACTTGTAAGCATTTTTATCCCTATTGATTATGGCAGCTGTGTCATTATCTCGATAGAGACCCTTTTGTCCTTCGACAGGTGTATAATTACTCATTATGCAAATGAAATTCCTCTAAGTTCTTTAATCTTCGGTGGTTTTGCCTGATTGTTTCCAACCATTACAACTTTAATCTGGAAAGCTGTAAATGCTGGTATGACTCTTGAATTGAAAGAATACTCTAAAAATTCATCTCCAACACTAGGGGGAACATTCTGATCAGGTTCTCCAGTATTATTTGACGGATTAATTACTTTTTCAAATTGATCAAGATTAGAGAAGCCTGGGAAAGCTTCAAAATTACGATCAAAACTATCCTCAGAAGATCCTTCCTCTAGAGTTTTATAAAATGCTCTAATAGATGATCCCTCTGTTCTATATCCAGAAAACTCTAATAATATAGAGGTTGCTGGATTGTCTAATACAACCATATTTGAAATATAAGTTGCAGTGTTAGGATCTTCACCAGTGGTTTTTGTTCTCTTCATGAAAGAGTCATCACTAAAATCACCATCACTTAATCTATTTGAAGATAACACAGCAGACATTCTTTCAGTATCTATCATTGGTGAAATATTTTCATCATCAGATAATAAAGTAAATTCCATCGTTAATGACTTAGCAGCAGGAGTCACGCCTCTTAAATTAGCTAATTGATTAATTTCCGAGGCGATCATTCGAGGAGTTTCAAAATGATTCATTTCATCTAAGTTAATATCTTCAAATCCTTGATCTTGGAAAGATTCTTCAGATCCACCAATACTCGTAGCAGAAATTGTTCTAACTTTGGCGGTTATAGATGTGCCTGGAGGAGTTGAAGTTTGCACATTTGGTGTTAGAGTTTCAAATTGTATATTTTCTGTATGTCTCGCAACAGTTCCGCCATCATTCTTCGTTTCTTTAAAGAACAATGCTGGAAGACTACCATTACCACTTCGGTCTTCGCCTGGAGACACATTGTTTAAACCTTTATTATCACTCATGATAATTCTGAGTGTATACTCATCTAATGTGATTGGATGAATATTTGTGTTAGTATTTCTAAAATTATGAAAACAATTAATTCTTCTTAAACTAACTCCATTAACTTCATACTTCTGAATTTGAGCTCCAACGTTATATGATCTTCTAGGTGTTCTCTGTCCACCACCAGGCCCAATCATGAATGAACGAGGGCCAATACCTCTGGTTGTAATTCCAGTAATTTGCCCATTAGCCACACCTGTGTATGCAACAATTTCAAGACCATTAATCATCGCATATCCATAATTAGTTGTTCCAACTCCAACACCTTCAAATGTTGCAAAACTTGATGAATCAACAACAGATATGTTTCCTGTAGATCTTCTATTATAATTTGATGTCAAAGTGGTAATAGGAGTATCTGGTTGAATACCTTTGATTGATACTCTATTTAAATCGCTATGCATACCATGAGCTCGATGTTGCACAACCATATGTTGTCCATCAAATATTGGATCAACTTCAAATGTTGATATTGTAGTTGCAGTTCCAACTTGATGATCACTTCCATCTGTTGTTGTTCCAATTCCAGTTTTACCATCTAATGATAATATCACCGATCCATTATTATATGTAACTGTTCCAACACCAATATTGAATGTTCCTTGAACTTTATCAACAAACAAAGTATTTCTTGCAGTGATTAAACCAACAGAAATAATATCTCCACTACCATTACCAAGGCCAATTGTTCCAAGACCAACAGTGTCACCTACAACATAACCATTTCCACCACTTGTAAAGGTAACTGCACCAACGACACCATTATCAATAGTTACATCAGCAATTGCACCACTTCCTGATCCAGTTAATGTAACTGTTGGAACATTAGAGTATGTTTGAACTGCTGTAGATGGAGTATAACCAACGCCAGGATTAATGATTGTGAGATCATTTGATCCGTTAATTGTTGCAATACCAGAGATATTCAATAATGTCGCAGACGCAGATTCATTACCAGCCTGTTTAATAATTACGCCAGGAACTAATCCTTCTGTCACAGCTGGTAGGAAAGTTCCAAGTCCAATGGTGGCTTTTCTTGATAAAAACTTAACTGAGTTTGCTGGTAAACTTTCAATTAAATTATTTGCAACTGAAATTTCTGGATTAAATACACGAACAGTTGTTGGACTTCCAATGTTAAATTTAGCCTTACGAAGGACAAACTTCATATCCTCTAATTGACTTGCATCCCAAGTTGTTCCGTTTTGAGATTTAAATAAACTACCCAAGTATGGCGCTTGACTGATTATAACTTGTTCACTATCTGGTAAGTTAGCCGTTGATACATCAACCTCACCCATTCTAGAAATCCATGCTGAATAGTTTTCTGATGGTGTGACAAGAACAATCGCATATTCTTGAGCTCCTTCAACATACACAGGACAATCAAATGTAAATCTAGTTCCTACACTTCCATCTTCCGACACATTGACTTCATCTGGATCTAGTGAAACAACACTATATGGTAAAATTTTAGATGTTGGGAAACCAGTTTGAACAGTTCTTAATTGAATTGTTACAGGAATTTCATCATCTTTATCTCTAAAAAATACTTCTACAGATGTTAAGAAGACACCAGAACTTTCATCAACTCTGAAAGTTTGTGCAAGAGGATCATAATATTGAATACCTTTTAATTCTTTAAACTTACCTCCAACTTTCTTTGATATAGTTTCATTTAATACTTTCTGATCTTGAACACTAAGTTTTTTAACTTTAGGAATTTTTGTGCTCATGACTGTCTCTTGAACTGTGTTCAAAGTTCCTTGTGCATAAAAGTTCGCCTCTCCATGACTCTTTACGCCGCCTGGAATTTCTGAATTTGTTCGGCTCGGTGTTAATCTAAGAGTTTTAACTCCAGTTTCAAATTTAGGGCCATTCTTAAATTTTGGATCTGGAATACTCATAACAAGTTTTAAATATCCAAAGGAGTCTGAAATAAATCTGTTTCCATAAAGTTGATAACCTTTACTTTCACCATCATCACCACCTTTACGACCTTTCACCACGGCTTCCGCACCACTAGTTTGTCCAATTAATCTCATACCACCTCTAACTTTTCCAAGAAATTCATCATCAACCATATTCACTAAACTGAAAGTATCAAGGTTTAATAAAGTTGAAGATGATGAGTAACTTGATGGAATAGTTTGTTTAGGATTATATGGATTCTTTTTATATGTTTTAGTTGGTGCATCAAAAGGCCCTTCCTTATGATTTGGTTGACATATTCTACAGACAAGTTCATCCTTTCTGCCTTTTTTATATAAAGGAGCATGTATTTTGTTCTTAAAATCACCAAAATCAACTTTTTGTCCAAAAGAAATTTCACCTTCAACAATTTCACCGACCTCAAATACACCCTCTTGCATTTCAATTTCAACTAATTTAGGAGAACAGTAACCCTCCATTCTTCTTCCATCAAAAAATGGATAAAAACGAGTTCTTGGTTTAAGACCAGTTGCAGTAATTTCAATCTGTCTTTTCCTCATATAAGGAGACTTATCACTACTTACAATTTTTTCTCCAATTACCTCTGTTGTAATTTTTGGAGTAACTTTGTATTGAATGCCTTCTTTTGACATTTTAGTTGTAATTTTAATATCCTGATATTTTTGTTTTGTCTCTAATACAGCATCAATTATCACACCTTTTCCTTTTGGCACCCACTTTCCATTAAGTTTCTTGGTCATTTTTCCATTTGGAATATGTTGAACCTTCATTTTGGCGCCTTTTATTTTCTTATCGCCAGGCTTTACTTTTCCAATTTGCTGTTTTGCAACAGTTTCAACGTAAGTGCCTGTAACTTTTTTACCAACCCAATCAGTTTGCCAAGCTCCCCACTCAACTTCACTAAGTCCTGTTTTTGCATTGATACCATGTTTCAATAGAGCTAAATCATATTCAGACGTATCGTGTATGATATTTGCATCTATTTTCTTAGTATCTACCCAAGTATCTGAATCTGGAAATAATTTGACATCACCATCATAATATGCGATCAAAAATGGGTTTACATTTTCAATACGAGATGCATATCTTTGTCTTATCATTACAACTTCACTATAATCAATAGTGACTCCACCACCTATTGTTTTTCTATTATTTGTTCCAGAAATATCATTAGCATATTTTAAATCTGTTCTACGTCTTCTTCTAACACCATCCAATCCAAATTTAGCTTTGGATGCAGGCACTAAGTCGATACAGGTTGTAAAATGCCCAGGCCTTAGATAACCATTTTCTTGATCTGTGCTTGCACTAAAATCAGGATGTCCTATTTGATGATTTTCATGTTTCTTAAAGTTATCAACAAAGAATCCACATTTAAAACGATTTAAACCATTTGCATCTGTGACTTCTAAAGTGCTTGTTTCAAGTTCAAGCATGGAAAGTCTAGTGTAATATTCAACATTTTCTAGTCTTTTCTCAAGTCTTCCTATGTCAGCCATAGTAAAACGTTTATGTTTAGTTCTTTCAATTTGAACTTGAGATACCTCTTGTAAATATGGTGGAAGAGTTAACTTTGCAACCTCTATCGCATCACCAATTCCTAATGGCTCTTGTGGATCTTCCGCAGGGACTCCTTGAAGATATACAAATTCACCATTTTTATCAAAAAATAGTTTATCTACTCTTCCAAGATAGTAGTCATAATTGACAACTAATAATTCATCAGAAGCTAAGGGATTTAAAGATCCATCGCCTGTGGTTGTAAACTGTCTAGAACCATAACTAAATGGTGAAGTTGACGATGATGATGGATCATAATTTGCAACTCTAGGTCTTAAATCAATTAAATCTGTTAGAAGTTGTTGGTAACTAGGATCAACTGTGATTAAAGGTTTACTTTCAACTGGGTAACTTGTTGCACTATAAAAATCCCCTGCGTCAGAGTCCTCAACAAAGAAATTCTTAAATACAATTTTTAATTTTCTCTCTGGAGCGCCTGTATTATCAGTTTCAAAACGTTCAGATCCATCAAATGTTTTAGATCTTTCAATAAAAGAAAAATCATAAAAAGTTGGTTTTTGTCCTGTATTTAAACTATAAAAATCAGTGATATCTCGATCACCCTCTGTGACTGCAGCTACAGTAGCAGTTACACCAGACTTTGACCCTCTAACAGTTTCACCAATTAAAAAATTCTCTTCATTTAGGTTAACAATTCCAACAGAGGTTGTTCCCGATCTTTCAACAACAGAAACAATAGCGTCAGTATCTAAACCTGTTAGTTGTTCTCCAAGAATTAAATCTTGATTTGATGAATTTGGCCCCGAAAATCCACTCAACGTAAGTGATGGTAAATCTGG